ATACCTATGAGCACATTCTCAGCGTTATTGAATAATGATTGGGATAGATTTATGGATTACCATATACATACGATGTATCCATTTGGTAGAGTTGTAAGACAAATAGACCAAACATTTGATGAGCCTTATGGCACTACATTTGGTAGAGGTATGCAACAATTCTTTAGACTACCTACTGATAAATTAGCAAGTAAGTACAAGAAGTCTCAATTAGAGGAATCTAAGAGAGAATACATAGAAGGGATATTAAGTAATTAAATGTGTCCAATGGTCTCAATAAAGATGGAGGGATTAGCTTTGATAGAAAGCGTAATTTTAAGCCTAAAGAGCCTGAAATGTTCTCTCGTAAAGCACCTGATAAATCAGATAAAGAAGAGGAGAAATTAGATGAACAACCTCGTAACCTTGATAAAGAAAGTTTACTACGAGCTGAAAGGTTGGCAAAGGCTCATAAAAGGGCAAAGCAAATTAACTTTTCAGGATTTGCTGTTAATGGGGGTTCTATTGCAATGTTGTTTTTCGGTATTAATAATATTTTACTTGACCCTGAAACTGTAGGTATGGTTACAACTATTGAAGAGATGACTGGCGTTGAGTTATACTATGATAAAATTATTGAGTTTATAGAAAAATTTAAAGCTCAAATAATATCTATATTTGGCTCAATACAATTAATGCTAGGCTATTACCAACAACTTAGAGGGCGTATGAAAAATGCTGATAGAGAAGATACTTTTGCTTTTATTAATGAAGAGCTAGGAAAGGCAGGTTTATAATGGACAATAAAGTAAGAATTGAATCTGTTATTAATTTATTTTACAAAACATTTATGTGCATTATATGGTATAAAATACTTATAGCACTACAAAGCTTAGTGCAGTTAGGATTAGCTGTACACAATCAAACTAACTCAATTTTTAAATAGGAACAAAATGGATAGTATTAAAAGTTTTATAGATAGTACCGCAGGTACAGCAATAACAGGTATGGGAGGAGTAGTACTAAGCTACTGGGATATGATACCTCAAGTTTTAAGAATATCAATCTTAGTAGTTACTTTAATTCATTTAATAGTTAGACTATATAAGGAAATTAAAATTTGGATATAACATTAATTCAAGAACTTGGACTCCCTTTAGCAGGTACTATTGGATTAGCTTGGCTTGTATTAAAGTTTATTAATTGGGGAAAAGACTATTTACTTAAAGAAATAGAAGAGCTTAGAGGAGATATTGTGAGGTTAGAAAAAATTATAGTTCAGCTAATTGATAATGAAAAAAAGAATGAGATAACCTTAAAGGAAATCTCATCTAATCTAGATACTATAATTAAGGTTATAAAGTAGTATTCATATCTTTATTTAAATCCTTTTCTATTGTAGACGCTAGTTCTTCAATATTAGCAGGGTGGAGGACTAAGTGTCCTTCCCTTGTATGACTAACAGCTTTACTACAATCTATAATTTGACAATTCTTTTTCTTCATCGTCTGGATTATTTTTAAAATCAAATCCTGTGTAATCATTTATATCTACTCCTAGATTTTTTAATATATCTAATATAAGCTTTTTTTGTAGCTCTAAATCTATAACTAGATTATTTATCCTATCATTCAACAGTTTTAAATCATTCATTTTATCTCCTTTTTAGATGTAAAGCTCTTGAAGGAGAATAGTTCCAAACAAGATATATAAGCAGGGTACGGATAATCGCTACAATTTCTAAAACCCTGCTTATATTGGCTCTATCACCTACTTCCAATACCACCTTTTTTAATAGGTTTTTTATCGGTTTGTAAGTTTTTTACATCAGCATTCTCAGCATCTGCTTCTAAAGGCTTAACTATTTTATCAAGTATTCTGGCTATAGTTATTATTCCTAGTGATACATGTGTTCTAAATTTCTTATCATCACTAAAATCCCAATTATGATATTGGTCCTCAAGTTCTTTTAAAAACATTATTACCCTCCATATATTGTCTATTTGGTTTATTGTTAAACTTCTCATATTATTTGCAGTAGGGGTAGGAATCGAACCTACAAGAGCTCTCGCCCACTACCTAAACAGGGTAGCGTGTCTGCCAATTCCACCACCCTACTATACCTATATTATTCCTTCTAATTTCATAGCTCTTGCCATTCTATTAACTCCAATTCCTGCCCCAAATCTTGGGAAGAAATCTAAGTTAAGATAATCGTCAAGTTCTTTCAAAACTCTTTCTTCAGTAAATTGCTTATATAATAAATTAGCATATTCTCCATCTGAAATAGATAGAAAATTATCATACATTTCATTAGCATTAGAACTTCTTTCTGCTGAACCTATAGTTTCCTGTCCATGCAAAATTACATCTACCTTATTATAGAGTTCTTGATTCTTAGAATTTTGTTTCATATTCCAGAATGGATGAGAGCGTTGAGGGAAATATTTTAAGAATATAACATCACCATAATCATCATGCATTTTTTCTTCATGCTCTGCCTCTAAATGTTTGACTTTATAAGTATCACAAACACAATCATAATGCATATGAATAGAGTTTTTAAATCCAAGAAATTTTAACAACTCTTCTTCAGTAGCTATTAATGTAGCCATATCCCCTTTGCTTTCAAACTCAAACATTGGGAATATCTTTTGATGTCTACCTTTAATTGGATTAGGTTCATTACGATAGCTCGTAGAGACACAAAACACCCCCTCTAGCTGAGGATTTTTTAACATTTCATACTCTAACCACATCTGACCTGTTTGGGGTAGAGGATAGTTAATACCGTCAAATACAAATTGACTAATTGTCTTTGGGTCCTCACAAGCTGACAAGATACTTAACCTGCTTTGCGTTGGAACTTCTACAAATCCCTTTTCTTCTTTAAAATATCTTCTCATTTTATTTACTACTTTATCATAGTCAAGTGTTTCGTACACTAAGCTTCTCCTTCTTCTGAGTCTATTATGTCATCAGCAAAATAAACAATATTATCAATAGTTTCATCTGTTTCTCTAAGCTTTACCTTGAAAGATAAATCACCATTTTTATTAAGCATTATACCTTTATATGGTCCTGCTACTAAGGTTGTTTTATTATTTTCATTAGGTTCTATTCTTTCAATAGCTTCTTCAATAGCATGTATATATTTATTACCTGTTACGCTGTACCCAAGAATTTTCCTGAGTACAGCCTTAAGGTTTTGAAGATGGTCTCTAATTAGGTTTCTCTTCAACTGATTCTTCTTTCTCGATATGTTTAGTTAAATCTTTAAGTTCTATCTTTATTAAAAGCTTTAACCTATTAATTTCCATATAATCATTTTCATCAATAGCGTCTATCATTTTAGATACTAAATTTACCATTTGTTTAGACTTACTTTTCAATATATAAAGTCTATATAATGCATCACTTCTTTCTGTAATAAGCCTACTTATATCTTCTTCTAAACTATGCGTTTTACTCATATTCTAAAACTATCTCCATATATTTAGTGAACTCTTTTTGCCATTTCCATGGTTTTTCAACAATATCCACAATAATCTTTGCTGGATATTGTTTTTCTACGACCAGCCATCTTAGAAATGGAATAAAATTATCACTACTTACATTAATCAAGTTAAGTTTATTTAATTCTGGTTTTATTTTCTTCATTATTTCTTTTTTCATCTATTTTTGTGAAGGTGCATCTATGTTCATCTGACCATAAAATACCATGAGGTACTTCTTCTGCTTCGCTACTAACTATTTGTTTACATTCATTACATATAAATTTATTCATTATTTAACCCTCTTTGGTTTTATTATATTTATAAAATCATCTAATGGTAAAGAGATGTATGGCTCTTTATGATTCTTTTTTATAACTAATGCAGGTATTGCATTCTCTCTTTTATTAGCTTCTGCTTGTTCTACTGAACTCCAGAACTGTAGTCTTTCGACATTCTTACATTCAAAGCTAAATGGTATCTTTCTTTTAGCAAGAGGGGAGAGTTTTATATCCTCTCCCCTTTCACCCATAATAGCACCTTTTATATCATCATCTTCTAACATAGGAAACGCATTCAGTAGTTGTTCTACTACATAATTTTGCAATGCTCTTCCTTTTGCTTTTGCTGATTTTGGTTTCAAATGAGCCATCCTTTTCCATGATATGTATCTAATTGGATACTTATTCCTATTTTAGATAGGTGAAACGAAAATGTACAAAATATTCCATTTATACGCAATATTGTTAATTGAAACATTATTAGTTTAAAGAATTTTATGGAATAGCTTGTCATGTCGTTTTCTTTATCTCTGAGAAATCCTAGCACGACCAATCTTTTGAGTGTCTTTTCCATAGCTTCCATTAACCAATTCATATTTAAATGTTTCTCCTATCATTTTCATTTCTACTCTAAATCCATTACCTGTCCTAGTTTTACCATCAGACACTATTTTTATAGGACTTTTTCTAGTCCCATCTATTAATATTAACTTATCGGCATTCTGTTCAATTGATGATGAATCTTTTGCACTATGGACATCAAGAGGCTTAGGTCTACCTCTCTCGTCTTTAGTTGCACCTCTAGATATATGAGCTACTCCGATAACAATAGTTTTAGTATCTATTGCCAATCTTTGTAGATTATATGATATTTGTTCCATTTTTCTCATATTATCTCTAACGCCATGAACTATTATTTTATCCATGGTATCCACCATAACTATATCAGGTTGCTCTTGTACTACTAACTCTTTCATAGATTCAATATTTGGCTGTGAATCCATTAGCCTTATATGTTTAATAGCGTCTAAATATTCATCTACTACACTATGGTCTTGAGTTAGTTTACTTTTAACTGCTTCATATGTTTGATTATGTGATATTTGGAAGAATCTACATAGCAATAACTCACTAGGCATTTCAAGAGTTATATATAATATCTTAAACTCTTTTAATGATACTGATAAGTTCTGCAACCATGCTGATTTACCAACTCCTGTATCTGCTATTACTACTATAAACTGCCCTTCTTCCATGATATAATCAGTCCCTATATCCCAAACATCTCTAAGATTAAATTCAGTTCTAGACTGTAATAATCTTTGTATATATTCTTCTTTCACCTCTTTAGGTGTCTTAACTGATACTCCAAAATTCTTTGCTTGATAAAACTTGCAAAGAGTATCGCAGTATGAACTCATTATATGGTCATCACACCTGTATTTGTATTCATAATCATCATATACTCTTGCTATTTGATTATTACGCTCACTTTCAGGCAGATTGGGTATTGTAGCTCTAGCTATTGCTAATGATTGGTCTTTATTTAAACCCCATACATTTTTCCAAACAACAGCCATTCTTAGCAAGGTGTTATTCCTACCATGCTCAAAACTACTATCAGCCATTTTCTGTACACAAGTTACATTACCATTATACTTAGTGCCTATTTTAGCATTACTAGGTTTAATAGTAGGAGTTTCTTTGACTATTCTTTTAGCTTTTTTATCACTCCAGATACTTTCAGGTGTTTCATCCCAGCCTAATGTTAATTGTGTATCAGCACATTCTAATTGTGATATATCTACATCATCACGCTTTTTAGCTAATTCACATACATTTTCATATGTACAATTTTTTAAACTATCATACATAATAGGTATTTTATATAGGTTAGATTTATTATTTATGGTATACTCTAATCTAATTATGCGAGCATTATCATATATTAAATCAATATTATAGCCTTTAAAATCCCTTTTAAGAGTCTCTTTTAGCATTGCAGGAAGATTTTTACTAGGTTCAAATCCATAATAATCAGGAATTATCACATGAAATCCTCTACCTGAAAACCATATCTGAATAAGGTCTTTATTAGCACCTCTTTCAATTAACGCTGAATGGAAATTCAAGACTTCTTTTACTAATGCATTACCATCATCTTTAATATCGAAATCAAACAATATCCTATCAAGAGCATAAACACCTTTATAGTCTTTTATTGATTTACATTCATCTATACTATCGTCTAATAGAAACATAGACCTGTAGACCTCTGTTTCTAAATGCATATAATCTGTAGCATCTGCTATATCAATAAACTTACCTCTATTTGATAGGGCACCTGCTACTATTTCTATCTTTTTAGGGGTTTTATTATCCATGTTTTTTCCCTTGAATTGTTAGCCTCTTCTTCAATGGATACGCCTGTTAAAAGTTCCTTTTCTCTTAACCTTCTCCACTCTCTTTCATAAGAGCTAGTATTATGAAGAACTCCATACTTATCAAGCCCATGTAGTTTAATATTACCAAACTCATGAGAGGAGATAGATACACTACCTCCCCCCATTTTAAACTGATGGTCTATAAAGTCTATTATAACTCCACCTATATTCACAATTAATCTCCTACATAATGTTTAACGAATCCTTTACTTACTGAATCGTTAAAATTCTTTTCAAGATTATTTGTATTATTAGCTGATGTTATATAATCATGTTTAAAGAACACATCTTTACCGTTCTTATTTGTATGAGGTGTTTTATAGCTAATATATGATATTTTAGCACCAACCATATCTTCAGCAGTATTTTTAGGGAATCCTGCTTGACTGAAATGTACTTTTTCATTCTTAAAGTCTTTAACCATTTCACCGTCTACATTTTCCCATTCTAAATCTATACCGCATGCTTTAACTGCTTGTATAGGTTTAAATGCAGTACTTTTGCTAGTTACAATATCATCATCATCTTTTCTATATGAGCCTTTAATACTTAAAACAACATCAAAATCAAGACCTTCTACATCAACTACTAAATCTACAACAATATCAGAATCCCACTTTGTGCCTGATTTGCTTGTAAATTCTTTTTCATATTCTATACTAGCCTCTTTAACTGTTCCTGTATTTACGAAATAATTTGGCATTTAACCTCCTATGGTTGCCTTTTTATTATTATTAGATGCACCATTTTGTGCGTCTATTTCCATTATTGCTTCTTGAACTGAATCATCAATTGCAAATAAGCCATTCATTGCATATTTTCTAGCATATGAGCTAGCACTACCTGTCACTTGTGCTGTATCCATACCTTTTTTATTCATAGATATTCCTGCACAACCTTTAGTTTCTATTCTTTCATTTTTCCAATGAAACGCAACTGTTGATTTTACATATAAATATGAACCATCCATTCCAAGATGGTCTGGTTCAATTTCATCAGACATAGTTACATAGCAATTACCAATTTCTTTCATTATTGGTTTTAAGCTCTCAACTATGCTTTCAAGATTTCGATACTTAAACCCTCCAAACTTATTTACTAAGTTCTTAGGTGCTTTAAGTTCAGTTTGTATATGATTCATAACATCATTGATGTTTTCAAATTTAGGTTTAGCCATTAAGCCTCAGCCCCTTCTTTTATGTTTACAAAATCACTTACTCTAGCTGGTGTAAGCATATTATGTAATTGTATATGCTTATTCATTATTTTATCAGGCTTTGTAGTCTTTAATGCATGATTAGCACAATTATATAGAGACCATTTATTCCTGTCATCAAATTCCTTGTAAGTAGGATTCTTCCATTGCCTTACAGCTTCTGTAAACTGACTGCTGTTAAGAATACCATTACCATACATTTGACCTAAATATCCAAACCCAGAGTTATTAGTTACATCTATTCTTCTCATAGTTTTAATATCTTCATCTACTGTATCCCATGTATTTTCACAAGTCTCAGATAAATCCCACATTAATTTCATTACTAAGTCTTGTAATACATTTTTAGTATGTTTTCTTAATGTTGTTATATCTCCTGTGAACATCATATTATCACATACTAATACAGATGCTCCAAAGCACCAACCTACAGACATAGATTTATCATAACTATTTCTAAATCCAATACTGCGTCTTACAGGGTTTGATTCTTCTATATCTGATTTTTTGATATAATTATGTATTCCAAAGAACTTGCCTGCTGGTCCATCATATATAATTTCACCCTCTTCATCTCTGCAAATTCCTTTATTTATAGAATATTGAGAGTTTACAAATTCATAATCAGGTAATTGCTTAACTACTTGCTTATTTATATTTAATATTATATCTTCATGTCTTACTGGTTTATATGTATTTGTTTCTGGTGGTGTATCTAATTCCAATAAATCGTTAAAACTTACAGGTATACTACCACGCTGTCGCATTAAATTGCTCATGCTTTTTCCTTTTATTATTGATATTGCAGGGGTTACATTTCCCATTGCTTTTTATATACAATACATTGTAATAGTTATTACAATTCTTAGTTTCACAAGTTATATGATTTTCTGACGGTTTAACTGTGTGATTTTTTGCTTTCATACTTCTTTTCCTTTATATAACAATATGCACAGTAAAGCTTTTTATCTTTTATAACTAGAGCTTTTTTTTCTTTACATAGTTGACATTTTTGAGCAGGTTTATCAAAACTACCACTAATCATCATCTTCTCTCCTGTCGTGCTCTGGTTCAAGGTTTGCTCTACAATCATCACAAACATAATTGTAATCTCCACCATCTTCTGAGCAGTATATACAATATGATTTAGTATCGTTTGGATTCTCACTTGGAGGGTCAAACATTTCTATTATATTTCCCATTATAAATACACTACCTTTTCTGTTTTTCCTTCGCATTTTTGACAAGTTTTCACTTTTTGCATGCGAGGCATTTCCATATAATACATTACTTTTCTACCCCAACTGTCAAAGCTATAAACATTATTGCATTTATCACATAGCCATAATGTATTTGTAGCTATTCTAGGGCTAGGTACCTTATTACGCTCATATATATATGGTAAATACCAAGCATTAAAGGTCATTTTTTTCCAATATTCAGCGTCATATTTACGAGGTTTTGTTTTTTTAGCCATATGTATCCTTGTTGAAATATAGGGGCAACTTACTTTTCAGTCTTAAGCTACCCCTATTATGAGCGGAGGTATTAAGCCACTCTGTTAGTTCTTAATAAGGATTGTGCGTAACTCATCCTGCTAACCTCCTTTTGTTCTTCAGGAGAATACCTGTTAGCTTTTACATTGTTGTAACTTTCTGAGTTACGAACTTTTTGAATAAACTGAATTAACATTCTTTTATTCATCAGTCTTAAATCTTCATAATTAGATTTTAAAGACTTTACTGGTACTGTACCATATTTATTTACATGAGCTATTTCACCTACAGTCTCTATAAGCTCATTGTTGAAACCTACTGATTCAAATGTGGCTGTTGCCATAATACCTCCTTTTATTTATATTCTTATTTCACAATCAGGTATTCTTTTTAAGACCCTGATATATAGGTTTAATTCCTTTTCAGGAACTTGTAAATCATAAACTCTTTCTTTTCCTACTAAAATGGTAATATCTACTTTTTTAGTAAATTTATCTTTTATATTTATTGCATTTTTACCTAAGAATGACATGTCTTTTAATGCTCTTAGCGTATTTATTATTTTTCTCATAAATTCCTTAATAATAATTGTCAAAATAGGGTAAAGGGGAGTAAATAACCCCCCCTTAATTTACCTTATTAATCAATATCGTAAAAGCCTTGTTTTGCGAATTTATACCATTGATTAGCCATATGTAATTTTCTTACTAATAATGAACATTCTCTTATATCTTCAGGGTTATCTGAATTAATATATTTAATTAAACTATCTGTTAGAATCTCTAATATTGCTTGATGTACTTTTTCAATTGTACTGTATTCCGATGTTTCACCATCACCACTATTATATTCATAAAAGTAAGATGATTTATTTAAAGTACCATTATCAAAATCAACTTCACCGTTACCAAGCATTTCCTTAGCGTCATCTTCGTCATCAGCTCCATATATATCTACATTGTAGTCGTAATTATATTTTAATTTAAACCCTAATAATTCGGGTATTCCTTCACAATTTTCTTTAGTAGCATTCTCTCTAATACTTATACTTCTATCAATAATTGTATCCATTATTTTACCTTTTTATTTTTAATTGTTTTTTCACCTCTTGCTATTACTTCGGTTTTACATCTTTTACACATTCTTTTATGGTTTTTAATTCCCCATAACTTTGCACATTTACATCTTATATGTTTTTCTATATTTATCATACCACTCCGTTACCATTTTTTTATATTCTTTTTCAAATTTCTCTCTTTTATCTTCAAAGATTTTTATATATTTATTCCAATCTTTTTTGTTTGTATCTTGCATATCTTCTGTTTTCATACATAAATCCTTCCAATTGCAATAACTACACTCCCAAGAGGCAAATGGAGAAATTTCATTTATTTCAGGGAGCTTTTCTGTTCCTAATTTTTGTATTTCCCAATAAAGTTTAGCCATTTCTATAGCTTTAATAGGTACTTCATACTCATTCATTAGACCTTTTTCTTTATTAAAGAACACTAAAATCATTTTATCTAACCTACCGTACTTTTTTAGAACACCTATACCGTAAGTAGCAAGCTGTAAATCATAAGAGATAGACCTATTTTCTATTATATCTCCTTTAAGCTTGCCAAATAACTGAGTATATTTCCAGCTTGTACAGGTCTTGAAATCATAAAGATATACTTTATCATCAGGAGTAGTAATTATAGCGTCAGCGAAGCCTCTAACGCCTAATTTTTCCATAACAAACTCTTCTTCAATACTGATATGTTTAATTTTATCAACAAAATTAGGATTGCTATTAGTTATTGCATTTACTAATGCTTTTTCCATATCATCATGAAAAATTGTACCTGTTCTCATGTTTCTAATAGCATCATTTGAGGTAGGATTAGTTTCTTCATATTCATTAATTTTAAAGAATCTTTTTCTTGTGCAAGAATAGGAAGAGCTAGCACCAAAATACTTTTCTTTACCAACATATCTTTCTTGTTTATTGGTTTCGTTGCATAGCTCTATCCAATTATCATATATATCTTTAATCATAACTACTTTTCTTCCTCCTTATCCTCATGAGGATGTGTTCCTGTATGCTTTTGCAAGTTATGAATATTTAAAGCTTGTCGCATTACTATATCTTCAAGAACAACAACTTTTTCTTTAAGAATTAAGATTTGTTTAGTAGTTTCTTTGTTAAATTCGCCTAATTCGTACATTGTACTCCTTCAAATTCATCTAGTATTTTATTTAAATCATTTTCAGTAAGATGGCTAAATTGATGATTATGATATTTAGGGTGGTCTGCCTCAAAATATGTATCACCGCCACTACCATCGTTCCAAATACTGCCTTTATCGGTTATAGCCTCGTAGCCTAACCCTCTTCTGGTTTTAAAGTACCTTATACTTTTTACTTTTAGTTTCATTCAACCTCCTTTATAATAGTATCATAAAAAGGTAAAAAGAGAAATAGGATAACGGTTTCCTTTATGTTATCGTTAACGGCATGCCTGCATACACTATTTCTCTATTACCGTTTACATAATTATAAACAATCAACACAAATTATCGCAATAATATGTGCTGTCCCTGCCTATTCAGCATGGTTAGATTGCTTATAATTACTAAGAGTGAGTGCATCTCTTACCCTTAATCATATTTATGGGTTTATTTCAGTTCACCGAAACCATAAATCTACAATTAAGGTCAAGCCCCTCTATAAGGCTTATGGCTTACTTCGCCTTTTGCCTCGCAAAGCAACGAGGGTTCTGCATATAGGTAGCTATAATGAGAAGTATTAACTTTCTGATATATAACATTTATCACCTAAATTTATCAGTGTGTGATTTATCGGACACTCTTCATACACATAGTTTATTGATGGGTATCGCACTGATATTTATAAGCTGTTATGGTGACCCAACACTTAGCTGACTGCCAATATTCAGCACTTATTTTAGATAACTGTACCAGCCTCTTTCAAAGTTTTTAACTATTTCGCTAAATAATTTAGACGAGTAGTATCCTGCTTTATTAGAGACATTATTTCTAAACTGAGTAAGTCTAGTAGATAATTTTTTCTCTTCTTGCACTTGATTGTGCACCTCATTGAACATATTATCTATATCTTCTTCTGTTAAACTAGATGTATCCATTACTGCCTTTCTTTTTCGTTTTCTACTAATTGCTCTATTTGTTGTACAACTTTTGGAGCCTCTTTAATCATAGCGTCTCCAAATGCTGACATAGTTTCTCCAAGTTTATCAATTTGATATTCTTGAAATCTTATTAGAGCGTTAAAAATAGAGTTTTCAAATGATTTAAAATCATCTTTTGTTGGTTGAAAATTATTCATTAGTTATTCCTTTAATTATAGTAATATCATAATAAGGTAAAAAGAAGTATTATTACCTTGATATTACTTAAAAAAAACTACTACTACAATGTGTATTTACACTTAATCGTAGTAGTAGTATTAACAAGGAGAAAATTAATATCATAATAAGGTAAAGGGGGAATAAATCCCCCTTACCTATAGCAGTTGTTTGAAAGATTCATTCCAATGACATGCTTAGGTCATCCATGGTAAGTTGATAAGTCTTGACCATGATAACTAGGAACATTCTCCTAGTGCTTACTACTGTTGCCTTTTGTTGACATACGATTATCAGTCGTCAATAGCGTCCATTTTTACCTTTATTAAGGATTTAATTCTTTACTTTAGTAGTAGTATAATTATCATAATAAGGTAAAGGGAGAGGATATACCCCTCCCTTATACCTATTTACCTTTAGCTAATTTGTGACATGAAATCAGCTTTATCCTCAAATTGGCGTTCACCTCGTTTAAGATACCAAGATTCACCATTCTGAGATTCTTCAACTTTTCTCATATTCAGTTTATTAGCTACTGCCAATGCTTGTTTCCTTGTGAAATCATCCATTGGCAAGAATCCATATTCAGCGTCTCTTGGGTCTGCTTGGATTCTATTTTCACCTTTACCTGAAAAGAAATTAATTGAATTTTGAGTTGAATTACTCATGTGTATTACCTCCGTTTTAATTAAGAATTGGATGTATAAATACCATATCTATACATCATACTATGGTAAAGGATGTTTTACACATGAATTGACATACATATATTTTAAGTAATAGGTCAATTCACCGAGCGAGCGTAGCGAGCGAGGCTATGGGAAAAATAACTTGGGGAGTAGAATAAAAGAAAGAGGCTGTTAAGCCTCCTCTTCATTGATTGAATTTTTCATTTGAATCATAAGTCCTCTTTTAGTAGTATAGAACTCATTAACATAAACTATTTCAATTGAGTCAAAATCAATTATCTCTAAAGCTCCTTTTGCTTTAACTATTCCAAGTATTATACCTGAAGGAATAGTTTGTCTTTCAAGCCTCCAATCAATATTATTATGAGAGTTCTTAAATATTATTATTGTTCGCATTTTAGTTATTCCTTGTTTTAATTAGTATTATCATAATATGGTAAAAAGAAGAGGGCTTACGCCCCCTCTTTTAGTTGGATAATTCAGATGGTATATCGGGATAACTATTAATCTCCCACCATTCACTACCGTCATATTCTCCACGAGTTATCCAAGAACCATTTGTAAGCCAAATCGTTCCAAATAGATTTTGCCCACCATATCCTGAATCATATTCAAAATTAAGCGAATTAATAAAATCAAGTAGTTCTTGGTCTGTATGACTGCATTTTAATTTGTAAATTGTACAATTTTTATCATACTCTTCATCTCCATGAACTATCCTTGCACATTTTACTAAATCTTTACCTTTTATACCGTTATTGAATTTATAATTTAATAAATCTATTAACTCAATCATTGCATTTATTCTATCCTGCATAATATCTCCTTGTTTAATTAATAATATCATACTATGGTAAAGCAGAGTAGTAGTATATATAAGAAAAGAAGGGGATTAAACCCCCTCTTCACTTATATCATACTCCCATTTATTAAATCCCTTAACCTCTTCTATAACACAATCTTCACTACATAAAACATTATCATATAATCCTCCATTATCAGGAAATATCACTAATCTTTTATGTCCATTATTTTCTCTTAATTCTTCACCACATTTAACACAAATATTATTCATTATTTTAATTCCATGTGCTTTATAATTTTTCATTATTACTCCTTGTTTAATTAGTATTATCATAACATGGTAAAGGAAAAAAAGGGGGCGTTAGCCCCCTCTAAGCATTATTTAAGATATTCTTCGAAAGGTACATTTCTTGTTTTACACCAAGCTACCTTTCTAATCATTTCATGAAAAATCCTAAAAGTTTTTAGCCTTTCTTCATCTCTATCTATTTTATCAGGTTTTAATAGTATATCTATTTCATTTTCAAGAAGCCTTTTTAGAAATTCAAATTCATTCATTATTTATTTATCCTTATTTAATTATTAGTATCATAACATGGTAAAAAATACTCCTATAATCGACCTTTATACAGCTAATATGTCAATTGTCTATAATGCAATATAGAGCCTTTTCATTCTCTATGATTATAGAAGTATTATCATAACATGGTAAAAAAAGGGGCTGTTAAGCCCCTCTATAATTATGCTAAGAACTCCGTCATATCATATCGTTCAATATAAATATTAATAGCGTCTATGATATTTAATACTGCCTTATTATATTCAGGAGTGTTGTCTCCTTGCAGTCTTAATCTAAGCTCTTTTCTTAGTTCAATCATCTTTTTATACATAATATTCCTTGTTTTAATTAGTATTAATCATAACATGGTAAAAAAAAAGGGGGCGTTAGCCCCCTCTCTTATTTATTCCTCTGTTCAGATACCACTTGAACTGCCTTTACAACATTCTTACCGTTGCGTACAGTTCGTTTACACTCTTCTTTAGTGAAGATTGCTAGACCTTTAGCAACGAAGAATGAGTTAATGGTTAATGAAGCACCTACTTGAATACCCTTTTGAGTTAAATTAAGTAATGTATTTTTCATTTGTATATCCTTGTTATTTAATTATAATTAACTATCATAACATGGTAAAAAGAAAGAGGTTGTTAAGCCTCTCTCTTAGGTTAGGTTCTTTATCTTACGGTTAGTAACTTCACATTTAAATGACCATTCTTGTTGTTTATGCATAAATAGTAATTTTCTACATCTTTTTAATAACTTTCTCATATCGTCTTTTACAAGAAAGTATTCAAGTCGTATATTTTTATCTATATTGTACTTGTAATAAGGAGATGTAAAGTTTGTTTTAATAAACTTTAAATCATTAATTAATGCTTTAAGTAGTCTGTATGCTTCCATTTATTTATCCTTGTTTTAATTATAGTTAACTATCATACTATGGTAAAAAGAATTAGAGGAGCGTTAGCTCCTCCTGTTCTTATGGAATCTCAATATCATTATCTTGTGCATGCTTTAGGAACTCAAGGTCTTGTTCTTCCATTTGTTTATCTGTAAGCATTTCTCGTTCTTCTGCACAAGATAAACATTTACAATCTAATTGATGAACTGATTCAAATAACATAGTGTACTCCTTATTTATTTAATTAGTATTATCATACTATGGTGAAAAAAAACTGAGCAGGATGCAAGCCTGCTCTTATAAGATGTTCTAGTGTAACCTATTATAAATCCAACTTTGATTAACATAACTTGTATTCCTTTCTGTTGGGTTTATCGATAGGAAGTTTTACACACAGGGAATCTTATCAGATTTTGTTTTAGTTCTTATCATACTATGGTAATACATTGTGTTACTTATGTGGATTATATATTGAGTGATAGTGGTGGGTGAGTGGTGGATGTGTACACGATGAGTGTAACTAACTCAACCAATTCACTTGAACTCAACCTAATCCCAACCCTTAACCCCAATTCGATGGGGGGTGGAACCAATGTATTTCAACCACTCCCATTCTAGAATAAATTTTGGAACATTTATACAGAAAGTGCATATATTATAAGTATATAATTGGGGTAAAAAATCTATGTCTCAAGATTTTGAAGTGTTTGATTTACAAAGAGGTGTGTTTACGGATGAGGATAGTAGAGAGATTATTAAAGCTTACGAAGAGTTTGATAAAGCATATCAAGTATATCAAGCTGAAAGAGAGATTGTTAAGACTATTCTGGAACAAGCTATAATAAAAGAGGAAGAATTAAGTTGAATCTATATATAGAGTTTATATATAGAGTAAGTGAGTATGTGAGTATGTATACAAATAATTACCTTATAGGTAATTATTTATATATAGAGTATATATATAGAGTATATATATAGAGTATATATATAGAGTATATATATAGATGGATACAATTTATAAAAAAATTGATGGTGAATCAGTAGGGTTCAATGTTTATTGCAAGGATGAAGCAGATGAACTTGGTATAGATTATATCCATTGGAAAGAGTGCTCAGATGGAGATTGGGGTCTTTCTGATGATGGATATGTAGGTAAATGTCTATATAGACGAGAATACAAATCCAAACAGAAGAAACCATCTGTAGCAGTAAAGTTATGCTATGGAATGGCGTTCATAAGTAAGAACTCAAAAATTTTATATGAAAAAAATAGAGCTTATAATTCTTATTCACACCAAAGACCACAGCATTGGATTGAAGCAGAGCTTAGAAAGAAGAGAACAAAGAATACCATAGATGCCTTTGTCGCTTACACAATTGCTGGTAAGAAGCCAGATTGGGAAGTTTTGGGTACAATGTATAGGTCTGACCAAAAAGAGCCTGACAAGACCGTTAAAAAGTTATTTAAACAAAAAGAGGTTCAAAGTATGGTAAAAGAAGAGTTGAAGAAAGTTCTGATAGGTAAGGGTATTACAGAAGAAATGGTACTTGACTTGCATAATGAGGCGATAGAGATGGCTAGGGAGAAGCAGGATATATCTTCATTCCTGCGTGCAACAGAGAATTTTATGGATTTACTGGATATGAAGCCAAGTAAGAAGGAAGTTACTCAGTCATTAGAGATGGGTGTTACCACCAAGATATTAGATGCTATTAATAGTGAGGAGAAGAAATCTCTAAAGATGTCTGAAACAAAGGAATTGAGTGAATAAGGAGCAACAAGTACAAAAGGAAGTCCTAACTAAGTTAAAGAAGAACATGATTATGTTCGGTAAGGTTATTATGCCGAATATGTTTGTATCCGCCTCTCCTGACTTTCATTATACAATTGCTGATGTATTGATGCAGGAAGATGAGAAGCAGATTAATATTATTGCTCCTAGGGGTCATGCTAAATCCTCTATTGTTGGAGGTGTGTTCCCTTTATATCATTTATTCTTTGATAAAGGACCAAAGCTTATTGTACTTGTTTCAAGAACTCAAGACCACGCTGTAAAGCTTTTAGGTACAATAAAGGATGCATTAGACTATTCACCGCCATTAAGAACATTATTTGGATATTGGGGTGTGCATTCAGCTAAAGCATGGGCTAAAACAGAAGTTGAGCTTAAAGATGGTTCTATGATTATCTGCAAAGGTACAGGACAACAGCTCAGAGGAATTAAACATGGAAATCAAAGACCTACACTTATTATTGTAGACGACCCAGAAGATGAAAATAACACTAAGACAGCAGAAGCGATGGAAGGGAACCTTAGATGGTTACTTCAGTCTGCTGTTCCTTCATTAGACCCTATAAAAGGTCGATTAGCAGTTATTGGAACACCTATTCATCAAAGATGTTTGGTAGAAACGCTGAAAGAAATGAAGGGTTGGAATAATATGCTATTTAGACCTGATATGGCTAATAATAAAGCTTTATGGGAAGAATGGCAACCAATTAGCAAGTTAAAGGAGAAGAAGGAAGAGCTAGAATCTATTAGTAGAGTGAGTGTGTTTTATAGAGAATACTTATGTGAGATTGTAGGTGATGAGGACCAACTATTTAAGGAGAAGTATTTTCAATACTATGAAGGCAATCTGGCAGAAAACAAAACACTACATCTCACAGAGTTTAAGGGAGAAAAATGCGATAAGAAAATCCCTGTTAATATTTTTATGGGTATTGACCCTGCATCTTCTACTAGACAAACAGCTGATTTTTCAACTATTGTTACTGTTGCTGTTGATAAAGATAATAACCGCTATATGTTACCTTATTTCCGCAAGCGTGTTTCCCCCATGGCTTTGGCAGATGCTATAATAGAAAGATTTAAATTATATAAACCTGATAAATGTAGGATAGAATCAGTAGGTTATCAGGAGATGTTGAGAGAATATATCAGACAGCGTTGTGAAGAAGAAGGATTATTTATATCTGGGCTGGAGATAAAAGAAAATCCCAGAACATCTAAATCATCTAGACTAGAGACATTACAGCCTTACTTTGCACAAAAGAAGGTGTTTATGCAAGGAGATATGGAAGATTTTAGGAATGAATTACTATTATACCCTAGAAGTAAGCATGATGATTTACTAGATGGGTTCTATTATGCTAATAAGAAATCTTATACTCCTACTCATAATATCAATAAAGATACTACCAAGAAGCGTAATATTAATCTTACTAATGATTATAGTTGGTTAGTAGCGTAATATAAATAAATGGAACAAACTTTAATGGAGGTCGTTTAATACGCCAATGCCCCAAAAACCTGAATCAGTCAAATTAACACATGACTTATTAGAAGAATATAGTTCTGCACGCTCTAAATGGGCTAAACAGGCTGTTGAAGATAATGAGTTCCGTTATGGTAAACAATGGGAAGATAAACATGTCGATGCTCTAAAGAAGAGAGCACAGACTCCTGTTGTTGTAAATGTTGTCCATTCCGCAGTAGAGCAGGCAAAAGCTATGCTCACCTCAAATTCCCCTAAGTTTCAATCCACAGGCAGAGATGATTCAGATGTAAATACAGGTAGAATATTCTCAGATTTAATGTCATGGGTATGGGATAACTCGAATGGTGATAGCGTCTTAAAGCAGGTGATAGATGATTATTATGTAAAAGGCATGGGTGCCATGTGTGCGTATTATGACCCTAATGCTGATTATGGTAAGGGTGATGTGTTTGTAAAAGCAGTAGACCCTTTACACCTGTATGTAGACCCTAATAGTATAGACCCCTTCTTACAGGATGCGTCTCATATTATTGTAGCTAAAAAAATTATGAAAAGCCAGCTTAAAGCTGACTATCCAGATTATCAGGATATAATACAAGATGCAGTACCTACAGACTATACATCAACAGTAAGTACCACAAGATATGGTATGTACGATGAGCAGGTCTCAGGTGAACGCTTCATGTCAAATGGTTCGATAGCAAATGACGATAATGAGGAGCTAGAACTGTTTGAACGCTTTACTAAGATTAAGATTCCATATAAGCGTACTTATGACCCTATAATGGACAAAGAGCAGATATTAAAAGAAGAAGATTTTGAGAGCTATGTCCAGCAACCAGCGTTTTTGATATTAGGACCACAAGGTGAGCAAATAGTAACTGACCCTAAGATGGTAGAACAGACTCAAGCCTTATATGACCAATATGATGGTAGATTCCATTTAACTATGGATAAGATGACAGGTCAGCCTATTCAGGTTAAAGGCTCAGAAACTGAAAACTCTATTCCTAATTCAACAACAGACATTGTACCGATGACGATAGGTCATCTTATTGAAGAAGGTCACATTACAGTAAATGATATTATTGTAGACCATATTGAATGCAATGTAGCTGTTGGTGATAAAGAGATGTACTCAATAATTAAACCTATTGAAAATTATCCGATTGTCGCCTTTATGAATGGTCATAATAGAAATCCTTTTCCAATTAGTGATGTTCGTCTTGTCAAGGGTCTGCAAGAGTATATTAATAAGATTCGTTCTCTTATTATTGCTCACGCATCCAGTTCTACTAATGTTAAGCTACTTATTCCTAGGGGTAGCATGGATAGAAAAGAGCTGGAAGAACAATGGGGTCGTGCAGGTACTGCGGTTATAGAATACGACCCAGAACTAGGACAGCCGATTGTAGCAGGTCCAGTTCCACTACCTAATGAGCTTTATAAGAATGAGGCTGATGCAAAGGCTGATATTGAGAGAATATTAGGTATTTACGCTTTAATGCAGGGAGACCAAGGTTCGGCACCGCAGACCTATAAAGGAACTGTGGCTCTTGATGAGTACGGACAGAGAAGAATCAAATCAAAGAAAGATGATATTGAGTTCTCTCTAAATATGATGGCGAAAGTAATTGTAGGTTTAATACAAGCTTACTTTACCGATGAGAAAGTTGTCCGTTTAATCCAGCCTAACTCAGGCGTTCCTAAAGAATTAAGAATTAATCAGAGTATGTATTCTGATGTTACAGGTCGATTTATGGGTAGAATTAATGATGTTACTATCGGCAAATATGATGTTGTAGTAGTTAGTGGTTCTACCCTACCCTCCAACAGATGGGCTCGCTTTGAATATTATAAAGAATTGTATTCATTAGGCGTTATTGACCAAACAGAATTATTAAAACAAACAGATGTTGCAGACATGGAAGGCGTTTTACAAAGGTCTAGTCAAACAGCCAAACTCCAAGGTCAAGTGCAACAGATGGGTGAGGAAGTTAAAAAACTTAAAGGTGACCTTCAAACTGCACAGAGAGAATCACTTCATGACCGTAAACGAGTTGAGCTGATGAAATATGAGGTCAAGTTAGCCAAGGCAGAAGCTAAGGTTGAAATGGCATCATCTCTTTATAAATCAAGAGCATCAGACGAGCTTAGTAAAGTCAAGGAGGCTGTCAAAGAGGTGCAGGGAGATAAAGGTACCGAACAAACAGACTTAAATGAAGAAATGTTAGGTCTGGCTTAATGTTGTTGCTGTCTTTAGACAAACAACGAAAATAAAGGTTAGTAAAAATGGAACAAATCCTAGAACAAAGTAATGCTGGTGAATTTCCAGTAGAGACTGCACAGGTGCCTCAAACTGAGACTACTCCTGTAACAGCAGACCCTATATTTGGAAATAAATCAATTGCTGAACAAGGTATGCCCCAAGGGCAAACATTTCCAATGGGAGATGTAACTCAACCCCAAACTCAAGAGGCTGTACCTCAACAGGGAACAGTAGAGCAGGGCGAGATTAAAGATGACCCTCGTAGACATGAATATTGGCAATCACAGACTGATAAGGTTAAGAACGAGTTAAGAGGAGTACAGGATGAGCTGGATTATTATAAAAATACTTTAGCTCCAGTAGAGCAAGTTATAAAAGCTAATCCAAAGGTACTCGATAACTTAGAATCGTTATCCAATGGTCAAACTCAAGGATTAAACCCTCAACAGGGAAATCCACAAGAGACATCATTGCAGAAACCTCTCAGACCAGAGAAACCACATTCTTACAACGAGGTCGATGCGTATAACGACCCCAATAGTGAGTCGTTTAAATATAGAATGTCTTTAGATAAACATAGAGACGATATGATAGATTGGTATGGAAACATTGACCAAGCTCGTCAGATGCAACAGCAACAAGCTATGCATTACCAGCAACAGCAAATGTTACATAATAACACTCGTAATAACGCAATAGCGTCATGGGGTTATACTGAAACAGATGCGGATGGCTTTGTTCAATGGGCTTCCAATCCCTCAAATATCTCTATGAATAATCTTAAAGCACTCTATGAAATGCAAAAAAACGGTAATCAACAACAAATAGAGTCACAGCAGAAAGTGGTACAAATGCAACAACAGCAAGAACGATTAAAAGTCCCAATGACTTCAGCAGTCCAAAAAGGACAAGCTCCTGCTCCGATGACAGATGACCAAGCTTTCTCAGCGTCTCTATTTTCTAACGCCAAAAGGAGATAGAATAAATGGCAATTAAGAATCTGGGAGCATCAGGTGTTCTTTTTACAGACCGTAGAGATTTTTACATCGACCCGAATGTAACTAAAGAACTCTGGACTGATGTAACTCCCTTTACTACAGTAGTTTCTACTAAAGAAACTAGACAAACAAATGACCCTGTGTTTAAAATGTTTGAACATAGAAATCCATGGGTAAATCAAAAGATACAGTTATCATCTACAGGTGCAGGAACTGTTCCTGATAGTGATGTAGGTATGGATATGCCGACACCTTCATACACAATTGGATTAGAAGGCGGTGACGGTGTAAATTCAACAGAATATAGCTCATGGGCTGGATTAATCTGTGAAGTATGGGCTTCAGGTGCAGTTGAAGATGGAGCAGGTGCAGGTGTTATTACAGGTACAGCATCTAAGGGTACTGTATTAATTAGAGAGAAAACAGGTAGTGATTTTGAACTTGTTAGTCTTTCTGGTGCAACTATTGTAGTAGCCGAACATGATTGGTTAGTAGTTGTAGGTAACGCACATGGTGAAGGAACTTATTCACCTGAGCCATGGGCTGATGAGTTGAAAGTAGTTTATAATTCTACTCAAATCTTCAAAACACCTTTAGAGATTACAGGTACATTACTACAAGCATCACTTAGAGGTGAATCATCTGAACTTGCAAGACTTCGTGTCTTAAAAGGTCAAGAGCACAAAATTCAAAAAGAAAGAGCTTTCTTATTTGGACAAAGTGCGGATGGTACAGCCTTAGATGGTACAGGTACAATGGCTGATACTCATCGTACAGATGGTGGTGGTAAAAAAGCACGAACTACTTATGGTATTATATCTGCTATTAATAAGTATGGTAATTCCTCTGGTGATTCACAGAATAAGTTTACTGTGTCTGAAGCAAGTTATAGTTATTCTAGCTTTGTTGATGATATGGAAAAAGTATTCCAATATGTTCCAGAAGCAGGTGTTAAACAGGCTTTCTGTGGAGCAGGTGCATTAGGTTATTGGTCTAAAATGGCTGGTAATACAGGCATGGCAGGCAACTCAGGTTGGACTGTTAATGTTAGTGATATGAAAAGAGATGCTCTAGGTTTTAATTATAAAACTTTAGAAACACCTCATGGAATATTACAGTTGATACCTACTCCTGTGCTTAGAGGACCATACAACAAAACAATGCTTGTCATTGATGATAGTAATATGTTCCACGCTCAGTACAGAAACCAAATGTATCAAACGAACATTAAAACAGATAATGCTTATGATGGTGTTAAAGACCAATATATGTCAGATGAAGGTATTGGTGTATCTTTAATAGAATCTCATAATCTGTTTACAATCACAGCGTAAGGAGGTAGTCAATGGCTAGACCTTATTTAGGTGGTTCAAATGCATGTATTAAGGCGGTTTCTGCTGATACTACACTAGGTGTTGGAGACTCAGGTAATAATATTATAGTGGATGCAAGTACTGCATCGACTAATTTTACAATTACCTTACCTGCAACAGCAACAAGTAAAGGTGTATCCTACGATATTATATGCGGTGTAGCTAGTCATAGTGCATCAACGGTATTGGTTACTTCTGATACCAATATAGTAGGTGGCACTCTCTTGTGGTCTACAGGCGTTGTAACTGAAGTTGCGTCTGGGGCAAGCAGAGGCTTTGGTGATTCAGCAAAAGCAGGGTCAAGAATGCATATAGTTTGCGATGGCACTCAATGGTTAATATTGAATGCTAATAGCGATGTAGCGTTTGTGGCATCTCATTAATAAATAATCTTAGGGGAGGGGCAACTCTCCCCTATTATTTAGGAGTTTATGCAAGCTTTTAGTTTACAAATAGATAATATAGTAGGATATGATGTAGGTGCATCAACTGATGTGGATGACGCTTTAACAGCCTCAGCCAAGGAAGTATTAGATATACTGCCTGATGCATTATTATTGTTACATTCTACTAGCTCAGACACATCATCTTATAAATTGCCTTTGTTAAATAAAAAGGTATTAAGTATTACCAAGGATGGATATAATGTTAAATCGGTAGGGTTGGGTTTATCTACCCAAATTGCCGATTCAAACTCATTGCATTATGCTACAGAAAGAAGTCCTGTATCTTTCATAAACGCTACGAATGATATAGAGGTTTATCCTCAAGGAAGCTCTGCTCAAGGGAAAGTTTCATATATAAATTATCCTGTAGTTTCAAACTCTCATACAGAAATATCATCTAATGTACAAACAGGAGTAACTGTTGAGGCTGATGATGGAGTTTTTACTAAAACTGCTCATGGGTTTGTTGTAGGCAATACAGTTACATTGAAAAGTTTTACTATAGCTGATGGTACACCAATTGCATATTTAAATGATTTAACTACACAGATAGCAAGCACTCCTAATGCAGATACTTTTACATTAGAAGGAATAACAGCTACTGATGTTGTAGCCGATGGTATAAATGGACAAGTTATAAAAAATGGTGGGTTTCCAAATTCAGCAGAACATGCAGTTGTATTATCAGCGTCATTAAAGTTATTAAATAAAAAGCTAGGTGCGTTAATTGTAACGGATGAGGATACAGAATTAGCTCAAACAATTCAAGGGCTTATCGCCTCTACCTCAGCTTTATATCAGAAAGAAATACAAAGACTTACAGGAGCTAAATCATAATGACTCAACAACAAATGATTGAGAGTATTCAGCAGATATATCCTGATATGGGAGAAACGCAATTGCGTCTATTACTCAATGATGCGTTAGATGAGTTTGTAGAAGAAACTAGAGTCTTGACAGGGCATTCATATTTAGAATTAATACCTAATAATGATTTTTCAGGAAATCCCTTAAAAGGTGAGGTGGGGAGTAGTGATGGATTAGCAGGCACAGTAGGTGGTTATTCTAATATTTGGCATATAGGCGGTAGTGCAAGCCTTTCTCTTGGCATAGATTCAAATAGATTGTCAATAACAAAATCCAGTACAAATGCAATACATTTTACAGGTGGAGCTTTAACATCAGGCGTTTATTTAAAATCTGGTATAAATTATAAAATTGAAATAAGTGTAACAGATTTACCCCCAGAAAATGTTATTGTCAACTTTGGTATTTGGAGTGCAATGCCTTCTAGCGATGAGGTTTTACCAGCTGGTATAGAGACAGCAGGTGTAACTAATAATTCGGAAAAAACAAGTTCTACAACATTTTTAAACGGTACAGACAGATTAGTTTATCCATTTTTTTATATACAGGGGACAGGCACAAATAGTACTATTTATATTGAGCATTTAAGCATTAAACCTGTTGATTCGCTAGATAGATATTATCCTCTTACTCATTTTAATTCTGTAAGCTCTACAAGTGATGTGCTATCTGTATTTCAAATTGATTTAGATGAAAAACCTCTCAACAGGTTTGTTGGTCAAATAAATAAGACGGATGTAAAATAATGGCTACAAGTTACAATGTATGGTGGGTGAAAGATGGAAATTTAGGAATAGCTCAATTTTCTCAATCTACAGGAGATATATCTACAATATCTTTAGAAGGTAAAACGGTAGGTATTCATTATTTTAAGTCTCCTACAAAATTTACATCTTCAGATTTAACAAAAAAGATTGATGAATTAAGTGGAAATGATATGTTTCCAAACGCTTTAGCATATGGCGTTGTATGTAAGGTCATGCAGAAATGTGCTGAAATAAAAGGTAATCCACAAATGGCTCAGTATTATAAATCAGAGTATATGGATTATGTTAGACGAGGGAAAAGAATTAAAAACGAAAATAAAATCTCTGGTGGTTATAACATCATCGGAGGAGAATACTAAGGAGTTTAAATGGCTAAAGGCTTGCAAGATTATCAAACAGGTGAATCAGTTGCTCCAGCAGTTAAGGCATTAACATATGCTAATGGTGCTACAGCTGTGCAATCAAGAGCTGTATATATAGGTGTTGATGCTGATTATACATTTACTATAAATGGTGTAGCAGTTGTATTTAAAGGCTGTATTGCAGGTACTATTCTACCTATATCTGCTACAGCAGTTACAGGGCAGGGTTCTACTGGCGATATAGTATTCCTGTACTAATATGCGTTCAGGACTCGGACATGGTTTAACCAAGACAAGTGGAGCAGGTCGTACCTTTACAAAAGATGAACTTGTAGCTTATTATCCATTCAATTCTAATAGTGCAGATGATAAATCTACTAATACTAATAATGGTACAGTTAAGTCAGGTAGAGCATTAGCTTTTGATGGAGATGTGGATTCTCTTAAGATTCCCGATACTATGATGAGAGAGACAGATTGGAGAGAGGGAGCTATAGTTTGCTGGGTTAAACCATTTGATTTTGCTACTACAGGTCGTATATTTTCTCATTATTCAAGTGGAACTCAAAGAATGTATTTATCTACAAGTATAGCAGGTGAGGTTGGACAGTTAGCATGGCAATTAGGTAATGGTAGTGGTGAGAGTACAGGTACTATGGTCTTAAATACATGGCATAGAGTTGTGTTATCATGGAAAGATGGAACTACGAATGCTTATATTGATGGAATTTTGAAAGATACCACTTCTGATAATACTTCTGATTTTGATAGTTTAACTGGTAATAAATTTTATATTGGGAGTCATCAGGGAGACGAAAGTTATTTTGAGGGGTATCTTTCAGACTTCCAGATGTATAACAAAGTTTGGTCTTCTACAGATGTAACAAATGACTATAATAATCCAGAGATGTTAGCACATACTTTTAGTGGTACTTCTTTAATAGAATCTAATCTAAAGCTTTGGTATCCAATGTCTGAAGGTAATCCTGAAAGTCCTCAGACAACTATATTTGATGGTAGTGGAAATAAGAATCATGCTACATCTGTCTTTTATGGAGATGAGATGTGGGATGGAGAACAAGGAGACGATGCTAATTGGCTTTTATTTGGTACTAATACTAAAGCTGAAGATGATGGAGCTGTAAAAATAACTTATGACAACAATGCTTCAGGTGGTTATATAATGCTTAGAGATGCTTCTGATTTAAATGATGACCTTGTTGTAGGCAGGACTTACATAATTTCTTTTTCCACAAAAGTTAATCAAGGGTCAATTACATGGAGATGTCTAACTTCAGCAGTAGGAGGTACTAATGATACAGCGACAGCTATAACTTCAACTGAATTTGAACCTAGAACCATGACAGTTGTTGCCAACCACTCGACAGACATGTATATTCATTCTAATGGTATGGGAACTGGCGATATTGTTTGGGTTAAAGATTTATCAGTCAAAGAAGTAGGTCTATCTACTACAGGTCATGTAGAAGGACAGGAGACTATCTTTCAACCTGCTTTTGTAGGACAGAATAGAATGTCAGTATTTAATGGTATAGATGGTTCAGATGAATATGCTGAAGTTTCAGATACTGATGAATTAGATATGGGTACAGGTAACTTTACTTTGTCTGCATGGGTATGTCCTCAAGACTGGGTTGGTAAAGGATATATTTTATCAAAAGGTTCTGCTGGTTCAGATGGGTATGCTATGCAACTTGATATTAATAGAAAATTAATAGGTAGATGGGATTCAACTTCTAATAATGAATCTGGTACAAGTGGTACTGCTGTATCTCAAAA